TAATTCCACGTTTAGGTAAATCTTGATATGTAACTTTTAATAATTTCACAGGTTCAGTTTTAAATGGTGATGGTTGTATAAGTTTTAATGGTTTGTTTTTTTCTTGCTTTGGAAAGTATGTGTAACCACAATCGACAGAGAAACAATAAGCGTGACCATCATCAAACCAAGCTAGGTTATCTTTACTACCGCACTCTGGGCAAGCAGTTTTTTTTGTATAGTTACTCTTCATCTAAGTTGCATTTGTGTTTTTTAAGGTTTACATCAACCCAAGTTTTACCGTTGTAAACTCTCCACATCTTATTTACAGGATCTAAAAACATATCACCTGCTTTTGGTTTGTTAGGTTTTTCATTTGTCATACCATTCTTCTGGAATAGTTTTATCGCAATAAAGAAACCCATGTCTCGTACACCATTTGGCATACGAGATAGAGTTTTTAGCTTTAGATAATTTAGTTTTGCTGTTTTGAAAACAGAATCTAATATCTAATTCGGGTCTAGTCGCCTTGATAATAAGGTGTTTTCTGCGGTCTGCTTTTGAAAAGAAGCCCTTCGTTTCAACAATAAAATTGTTGAGGATAAAATCAGGCTTGTAGCAGCAAGTAATTTCATAATCTATTTCTAAAGTTTCGTAAGTAAATACAATTTTCTTTTTGTTTAGTGTAGCTGCAAAGTCAGCTTCAAATTTGCTTTTGTATTTATTAGAAGTCTGATCCTGATGTTGCACCTGCTGATCCAATAGTTTCTGCTTCCCAATTATTTTGGGTTGTTGTTTCTTTTTCTGGGGCAAATCCGAAGTCCTCTGCTGTTTGCATACCACCTACAAAAGGTACAAAGTGTCTTACACATATACCTTGTGGTTCTAATTTTAATCCTATGTAATCCATGTCATAACCTGAGATTCTAATATTAACCTGACCTATACTTTCTGGTGCTATTTTATCAAACCTTTTTACTTCTTCTGGTGTGCATAATTTCATTATGTCACCTTCTTGTTTAAAAAATTTTGGCGGTACAGATGTATATGCTTCACCATTCTTTTTTAATCCACCTGCTTTTTTCTTTAATTTTATTGTCAGGCCATCTGCTGTTACTTGCCAGTATTGCATAGGCTCACCATCTTTATTTCTTTGCCATTTAAATTTACCTTTACGATCAGGATATGCACTAATTAAAGAATCTTGAAATTCCTTTTTAATACCTTCTAACTGATCTAACATATACTCAGCAGAATTAACTTCTGTACCATCATCAAGCAAATGCTTCATGTCTGGTTTTATTAGTAATGTTGCCTGATAATTATTATATTTTTCATCTGGATTAACTAACCAACAATAAGTTAAATGTGCTCTGCAAGAAGTTAGATTTTTTTCAAATTTAAAAGTCATTAGAAATACCTTGAATTAATATTTAAAAGTCACCTCGTATAGAGGTTTAATAATCATACATTTATTTCATTACTTGTCTAGCCTTAACTAAATATATATAGTGCTTTGATAACTTCTTTTACATTAAAATCCCCTATAGGTGGTAGCTCTTTGTATATAGGGCAGTTGTTTTTTGTATATAATTCTACAAATGCTTCTCTTACAATTTTAATAAATTTATCTATGTCAGCAGCAGTAGTAGCAAAGCTATCATGGACAGTTATAAATTGTTTTAAACCTTTACTCCTAGATTTAGATATAGCTAAATGTACATTTGCAGCATCAAGACTATGTATATAATTTGCACTAATACTTGCTCTTAATTTTTTCTTATCTGGTATATCTGTATCTTCTTTTATTTGTAGCTGTATTCTGTTTGTTCCTAATTTAGTTTGTATTCTTTTTCCTACTTGTTTTTTATATTCTTGCTGTACATAAAAACCACTAGGCGAAATCCAAGAAGTAACTGCTTTTTCTTTTAAATAATTCATCACATACTCACAGCTAGGGCTGACCTGATTAAGTGCTAAACGTATGTGATGTGTTAAAAATTTATAATGTTCATAAGTTTTTGGTTCTTTCCAATTCTGACGTTCTAAATAATTAACTATTCCAAAATTAGTACCACCATAAGGAATCATAAGTATAGGTTTTTTTATAATAGATCTATTAATATCTTCTTTTAACCAATCAATAACAAATTGATTATTAGCTAAAAATATAGATTTAAAATTAATTAATAATTGGTCTAATACTTCTGTATATAAATCTTGTTTAGAGCTATCATCATAATTCCATACGTCATCTATAAACATAGTTTCTTTTAGATTTACTGCTTTTGCTAGTTTGTTATCTTTACATAAACTTGCTATGTGTTGATAAGCATTATTTGATCCATCTAAATGTACTGGTAGATGTGATATATATTTTTCATTATTTCTAACTTTCAATAAAAATTGATAATAATCAAAACAAAAAGCTAAATATTGAAAAGGCTTATCTTTTGTAGCCCATAAATCTAAATGTTCAAAAGGATCTTGTGCTATTTTGCTGCATTGACTGTCAAACTCCATACTTGCTTGAAAATATCCTGTAAGACCAGCTAATTTGCCACCGTATAATTTATACCATTGATAGTTGTCTAAAGATAATTCATCACCATTACCAAATAAATGTAAGGCTTTTGCTAGGTCATTTCCTTGTGGGTTAAAGTGACCTGTTAGTGCGTACAGCCTTCCTCTAAAATCCGCTTGATAACAATGAAAAAATTTATTATCCTGATATTTTTCTGCTGTATTTAATATAGTTAGCGTTTGTAATCTTTTACTTACATTATGTGCATTTATATCATGTATTAAAGCTGCTTCATGTCTCCATTTTTTTCTAGCAATTTCATTAGTAGCAATATCGTATGGTTTAGGTGGTAACGGTTCTGGTTCTGCACTTATCATACAGCCCACCTCTATGCCCCTATCAAACAGTTCTAATGCTACATCTAATACTTTCTTATTAACAATAAAACCTGTTTCTTGTAAGCCATTTACAGCCCTGTACAAATGCTTTGGATTTTGTTCTGCTATTTTTTTCAATAGCTTTTTACTATTAGTTTTTACTATAGAAAAATGATTTAACCGTTCAGAATGATAACCACCATTATAAGGATTAGTCCACTTGCGAGGTTTTATCACACAAGGTAGGTAAACAGGTAATGCAATGTATTTATTTAACTTCTGATTATTAATCCAAGTAACAGCACTTTCAGTTAATTGTATATATTTTTTAGATTTACCACTATTACTTAACTTAATCAAACCTAGCTTATTAATCATTATGTCAATCATTAAAAAACCAAGTCTTAATTTATCGTTTTTATCTATTTTTTTAAAAATATATCCTTGTTTTCTATAGTGCTGCATTACTACAGTCCTTCTGTATTTTCTATGGTTAGTATCTTTTAAATGATTTTCTAAATTTTGATATAAAAATCTATTTGCTTTTTGATAATAAGTAAACCTTAATTCATCTTCTAACTGACTTGCTATTGCAAGTGAAACATTAGTAACAGTTCTAACGTGACTAGCACCATCAAGTATTACTTTAAAAACAATAAAACTAACAACGTCTAAATCAGGAAATCTTTTTAGTATATGTACTGCTGTAGCTTTACGACCTGCTACACCTTTATTAGATCGTTCTATAAACTCTTCTAACCCTTTAGTAAAGTCAGCAATACCATGAGACATAATAGCCCTCATGTAATCATTATTAGATTCTTTTTCGTCCTCTATGTTCTTCATAATTTTAGAGGTACGTCTAGTGATACCCTGCTGTTTCATATCACTTTCAAGTTTTTTTTGTAGGTCAATTAGTTTCATTTTTTTTGTTGCCATAATTTAATTAATAGTTTTAACTCTTTAATTCTTTCTTTCGCTTTTTTTATTTTTTCTTGCGTTTTCATTTATTTAATAACTCCTTGTATTGGTTCATAACTGACGGTACAAAGTGTGAGTATCGCATAGTAATAGATATACTTTTATGACCCATCCAAGCAGATACTACAGGTAAAGGAACTCCTTTTTGTAACATTCTTGTACAAGCTGTATGCCTAGTAATGTGCGGTACATACCAAGATATATCTTTATAACCTAAATCTCTCCTAGCTATATTCCAACCTGCATACTTCCATTTATTATCAAAAGGAAATAGTTTTTCATTGTCATCACACCATCCATAATGATCGTATAAAAGTGAAGCTGCTTTATCTGTAATAGGTATTGTAATTTGACTATTATTTTTTCTTTCTTCTACTGTTATTTGTTTATTATTAAAATCAATATTTCTTTTTTTTATATTAAATAACTCTCCCCATCTTAAACCAGTTTCTAATCCTATAATAGTTAATTGTCTATGTAAATTAAATTTTAATTCAGCAAACTTAGCTAATAATTTATCCTCCATATCAGCAGTTAAAATATGTATATCATTTGATTTACCTTTTAGATTTTTTGGTGCTGTTAATGGCTGTATATAACCATCAATAACCATTTCCCTTAGTGTAGTTTCCAGCCTTCCTTTATATATATTTATTGTTGTATTCTTTCTTTGTTTTTGTATTAAATAATCTATTAATTTATTAATATCTTTTGCTGTAATTTTACTTACTGGTTTATCACCAATAATATTAGTAATCATCTTCATTTGTTTAAGATAATCACCAGCACTAGATAATCCATTAAGCCTTCTTCTGTAATAGATATTATAGGCTTGCGAAAGTGTAGGTACTTTTGTACCTTTAGATTTTTGACTGAGCATAATAATAAAAAAATTAAAGTTTTTCTAATAAATCAAGATATTTTTCTTTTTGCCATTCTTGTTCTGTTTTTTCGTGAGTAGTGTATTTTTGCCCACAAGAGGTGCATTTCCTCCTTCTCCATACATAATTAACCTGACGCTGCTTACCATTAATAGAAGCCCTATTAATAGTGCTTACGCAAACATTTTCTGTACTGTCACAATAAGGACATTTCAACATAGGCTTTAATCCTCCAAATTAATTAAACGCAAGTGCCTTAACTCTTCATCTTCCATATCATTTTTAAATCTAGTTTGCATAAATTCAAAACAATATAGAACTCTTTGAATCTTTAATAGCTCTTGATGCTGTTCTGTTTCTAAATCTTCCCAAGCTTGCCAATCTATTACAAAATCTGTCTGGTCTAAAAATAGATTATCTTTTGTATTAAAAGGACAAGACTGTAAATCATAAGAAGTACCAAGCCAGAAATATCGACCATGTAAATCTGACTTGTAAGCAAATACTTTTTTCATTGCTGCACCTCCTGTAATACTTGCTTTAACTCTTCTAGTTCTGCAATAGTTTTTTCTATTTGTACTATTGCTTCTGTATGTTCTTTTAGTAGCTGCTTTTGACCTGTAATTTTTTGGTCTGTTTGCCACTCTAAGTTTTTTTTGAATTGCATTGTTAGATAAAATAAACTGAGCAGACCTAGCTTAACAGTTTATATATAATATTGCAAATATATTAATAAAATTAGCAATAAAAAAAACCACCTTTTGCAAGGTGGCTTATTAACTGTTGCTGCTAGTGATATTACATAAACATATCACTAATGCAAACTACATGAGAATCAAGCTGCGGATCTTTCCAAGAAGTCCAAACAGTATCTTCACCGCAAAATTTATCTTCTAATAAATGCAAAATAGCGTATTCTATTTGCTCTTTTATTTGATAAACTGCATCATCACGCCATGATGGATCTTCGCAGCTTTGGTATTCCCACCCCTTGAGCATACCGTAAACCTGTAATAAACCTTTTGCATCCTTTTCCGCCACCCATTTAGTAACAGTTGATGATTTTTTAAACTGGTACTTATTAAACCAAATTCTTGCTTCTGGTTGTAGCTCTTCGTCATTTGGATAACGATATTTTAAGCTGTTAATGTTAGCTTCTAGCAAATGGTCAAACACTACTTTATGAGGTGCTAATCCCTTATGTGTTTTTGATGCTTCTAATAGAAGTAACCTAGCGATCCTTTCACATTCAAAATTTTCTAATTTTTTAGTAATTGGTGCTGAATAATAGGCTTGATCTAATGCTGTTTGTGAATCTACATAATTAGGTGCTTTATAAAACTCACCGTAAAGAGTAGCTAAAGCATTTAGACAATCTTGATCTGTCAAATGTGCAGACATAATAAAAAAATAAGTAATTGAGCAAACCTAACCTAACAAAATATATGCAATATTGCAAGTAAATAATTAATATTGGCAATAAAAAAACCCTCTAGTAAATACTAAAGGGTTTATTTTGCCTAACCTAATAAAGCTAATCTAGTAAAGCGTTTTTAAAATCACCCTCTATAAATTCGGGTTTATTGTCTGGTTTTTTTGGTGTTGGTGCATTTTTTAATGCTTCAAATATTGCACTTATATTGTGTTTATTTTCTTTTGTTATTCTGATGCCAATAACACCATCTTCAAAAGTTTCAATTTGTTTTGATAAATCCATAGTAAAAAATCGGATAAGTTGAGCAATAAGAAATTCTATAAAAGAATCTCTTTTACTAGCAGTAGAAATACTACTGCTAATAAGAGAGAATCTAAAACAACTAAGAACCCATTATTAGATTCTTAGCTTTTACAGCTTGACCAATAACTGTTAAAAGATGTTTTGGTTCTTTCTTTAAGACTTTGATCCATCCAGCTAAGTAAGAAGCGTGAACATCATCATTAGAATCTATTTGAAATTCATTACAGCATAACCAACTAGTAGTATCTGCAATTAATTCTTCTGTTGCGTATAAATCAGAGCCGAATACTGCTGTTTTATCAGTAATACCTTTACGATTTAAACGCTTCTTAGATCCTGTACTATGCCCACATTCGTGACTTGTAACTGCAACGAATAAAGAATTGCTAGTAAATCTATTTTGATTAGGAACTGTAATACTATCAAGATCAGGATTATAAAATGCAGAATTGCCACACTCAGAAAATTTAATTTTTTGAGAATCCATATACTGCATTAATTGCTTAATGGCTTTTGCTTCTTTTGCACTTACTGGACTTTGATTTACTACTACTTCCTTATTTAAATCTGCAAGTCTAGCTTCTAACTTAGGTGATTTTTCAAAACAATCTAAATTAAAAACTTTACAAGGTGTAAACAAAGTAAATGCAGTAAATTCAGTATTCCCTAAAGCATCTTTAATTGGCTTTCCGTTAGTGTCTAATAGTTCTTTCTTAATTGCTATTGGCCTTAAGATAATAGAACCCTTAGAACCCTTTTTAATACGTAAACCGAATTTGCGAGCTTGAGAGAATCCCATCCAATATGGACTAGTAAACCCTCTGCATATTCTGGCAATTTCTAAACATATTAAATTCCCATTCTGATAAGCGTCACCAGTAACGAAGTTTGTGTGCTGCTGTTCAGCAGTCCAGCTTCTTCTAAAAGGATTAACACCTTTTTCCATAATCTCTATTAAAGAGTTTGCTAATTCTTCGTAACCTTTGTTTGGGTCAAAGTCTTTCTTCTGTTTTCTAGGTGCTGATGTAGTCATTAAACTAATAAGTAATTGAGCAACAGTTAATAATAATCTATTAACTATTATTAGTATTGCATATAATTTATTATTTGTCTCTAATATTGCTAATAATTTATTTATTTAGTACTCATACTTAGTTACCACCCTCTAAAAAATAACGATAAATGTGAAATATACATATAAAAAACAACAGACTAGACCTATTAATAGTAAAAAAATTATTGTATATAATTTATAACACTAGTTACTGCAGTTATTTATATATATTTTTGTCTTTTTTTTGACTTTTTTTGTATGCTAATGGGGTAAATTTATTTTTATATATATGCGTAAGCCCTTCAAATTTTTGTAGTAAAATTATTTTGATACAGCAGAAGCAGAAGAGAAGGAATAATTAACTAAGGAGGAGAGCGGAGGGAATCCTAAGTGGTTATATAGGGGAATCCTAAGTAGAGCCCCCCTATATATGGAGAGTGCGTGTTGCTCAGTCACTTATCCTATAGTGAGTATTAATTAAAATTAGATAAGAAACCATTGTTATCATGGTTAGAATTTCTAATTTGTTGAGGGGTCATACCCATAGCAGTTTGAGTGATGGTGTTATTAAGAGAAGAGCCCCAATTTTCGAGGTGAGTCATAAGGAGATCATTTTTTCTAGATTGAATATTTTTATCTTCATCTTGAGCCATATATTCAGTCCAATAAGCAACAGCACCAGCTAGAGCATCTAAAATGTCATCATGTACGAGAGAACCTCTGTGGCGAGATATTCTGGACATTTGATAAATAAGTTGTAATTTTAATTTTTTTTCTGGTGGTTCTTGAGAATTAGAACGTAAATCTTTTTCTATCACTTTGCGGTCGATTATTAGACGGTGAGAGTTCATAACAGGTTCTAGTGTGTCGATTATACGGAGTTCTTTAGTTTTATTATTTCTGACGTCTTGCACTTCGCATGGGTGGTATCTGTTAAGAAAGGGTTTAAGTAGTTCAGCAAACATTCCTCCTCCGAAGTTTTGTTCTACGAGGATAGAATTTATTTTATTGTCTTTAGCAATGCGAGATAATTTTTCTAAAACAGCGTCAGAATAACCACCGATTAGACCACCAGCATCAGAAACAAAGAGATTACCGTTTAACATCTTTACACAGGCATAACCTGTAGCGTCTTTACCTTTACCAGAAGGGTCAATAAACATAACTGAGCCTGTATATTCTATAAAGTCACCAAATTCTTGTGCAGGTCGGTAAAACCTGTCACCGTTGAAGCCAACACAAGGTAAATCTTGAATAACATATTCTGGATTGTTAGACCAAATAACTTTTTCTGGTGCAAATTCTTGGTTAATAGAACTAATAACAAGATCACGAAGTTTTAAAGGGTATCTATCTTGATCTGAGAGAGTAGTATCAAGCATGAATTGTAAATTAAACCCAGAACGTCCATAGGACGCTTCACGTTCCATCAAATCGATATCAGAGAACCTTTGTGGGTCAACAGGATCTTTAGGGCTTACAGTCTCATTAGCAAGCCTTTCAGCTAACTTAGGAGCTAGTCTATCTCCATAGTTATTTTTTAAGTCTGGATAACGTGCAGTCCAAATTCTAGTTTCATAACCTCTTTCTTCTAGTGTTAGATATAAACTATTTTCTACTTGTGGTGTACCAAGAAATGTAACTTTACCGTTAGGTTTTAATATGGCATCAAATTCTTTAACAGCTTCAGCAAGTTTATCTCTCATAGGTTGTGTAAAGCTGTTATTTGGTACTTCTACGTCATCTGCAATGACTTCATCTGCTCTCGAACCAGCCATTTGACCTAATACACCACAAGATTTAACAGAAGGTGCGTGGTCGGCTTTTGCAGGGGCTACATCAAAACTTATTTTGGAGTTACGTTGATGGTCTTGTGGTATTAATCCAGATAATAAAGGCATTTCATTTATTAATCTCATGGTAAAAGTACTAAAGTTATCTGCTCTTTCTTTACTAGCTGAGACAACTAAGAATTTAAGCTGTGGATTCATACGAAGTCTCCACACTACATAGGTAGATGTAATCCAACTTTTACCTACACCACGAAATCCTTGTATAATTTTACGTCTATTGCCATGTTGTAAGTATTCAGCAATATCTAACTGAACTGGTGTAGGGTCAGGTAAGCTTAAATGTCTCCAAGTTAATATTAGGAAATATCTAAAGTCGTGTAGTTTTTCTGGTAAAGGTTGCAATTATAATTCACTAGCAGGTATTGCTTCTAGGTCTGGTAAGTTTGACATCAGATCTTCCATACCATTAGTAGGTGTAGGAATACATTCTATACCGTTATCTTTTAAAAATTGTCTAGCTACATTTAGATCACCAGCTTTAGCATCACCACTTGTTACTATTTCTAATAATTTATCAGTTAAAGCACCATGTAAACCTTCTAACTTTTTAAGATCTTTGTTAGTCATATCTGTAGGTTTTTGTTTAATATAATCATTTTTTAGTTGATTTGCCAAATAAAACATACATAACTTTATTGTAAATACTGGATTTATTAAAAGCATTTACATTTTTTAATTTCTTTTCTGCCCTGTATAATTTACCTTCTGCATCCGAAATACGAGCAAGAGCAGCCATTAATAAAAAGTCTTGCAAACGATTATGTTTTATAAGATTAGAACAATGTTGCCTAATTAAAGAATCAGGTAATTCATTGGCTTCTCTTATTTGTAGTTCAATCTCAAATTGTATCTCTGGTGGTGGTTCACCTATAAGTAACTTAAAAAAATCTCTATGCTCCATCAGTTTTGCTTCGGAAACAACTGATACTCCAACATATCTACAGCTTTATCGTCCAATGTATTTGAGGTCTGCTTACAAATAGCACGAAGCAAGTCCACTACTAATCTCTTAACAGCAGTCGTAGAGAAGAATTTTAGTAGTATTGGCTTTAGAATCTTTAACATAAAAGTAATGTGTTACTTTTCAAACATAGCTAGATTTGTTAAGTTTGCCATAACTACCTATGATTAGCTTATAACGCTATCTCCCCAAACATTAGGTAGTTATTTATCTATGGCAGAACAACCAAAAGATCAAAAGAAAAGTGTATGGTTTAAATTACAAGAAGCTGTACCTTGCAGAGAAGAGCAATTTGAATTGGTATCACTAGGAGTTAGGCTTATTTTGTTGACTTGGGCTACAGCAATGCTGAGTTTATCTTATTTAGACCTAAGTAAACTAGGAATACCGCAGCAAAAGATAGATCCGACCTTTATCGCTTCGGTCTTTGTAGGACTTGCT